CCTCCCGGAGGTCATAGACCTCCTTGTCAGCTTAGCTTAGGCTGACCCATCGGCGTTTCGACTTGAAGCCGCCGCGCTTCGTACTGGTCAAGAAATCCAGCTCCGGCATCTCATCAGTGAGGTGAGACTCCGGGTCTGGCCACCACTCCTCTACATATGAGCCGAAGCTCCCTGTAGATGGTGTGGACTCTTGATCAAGTCCGTCACCCTGCGAGTTGCTTGACCCAGCCAGGCTGCAAACGATACGGGAGGTATCCCGATCGAAATGCAATCTGTTCTGAATACAGCATATCCCGCTGTGGCTGACTGGTGTGTCAACCGTTGGGCGTCGTTTTCCCACTGAAGTTCTATCATTTCGAACTTCTGGTCTGCTTCCTCCGACGTATAGCCAGAAAGGCCTACGTTTGAAGGAATTTGCAGAACAGTCGTTTCCGAAACTTGAACGTCTGTGAGTAGCGATGCCCCACTTGTTGAGGCAGGCGATTTCGTCTCCATCAATTTGGTCCTTTCTTTTGACTGGATCAAAAACTATCCTTCTTTGCTTCCAATTATGAAGCTCACGGTCATAATGACAATGAGTATCAAAAAGGAAACTCAGGTGGTATAGCCCAGAGCCAGGTTTTCTTGCTCTAGGGATGGTACGTTTCACCACTCGATGAAGCATATCACGAATGAATTGGGCAACTATCCACTGACCTCTCATATAAAAGAGATCAGCGGTAGCATTCCAACTCATAATGTGATTAGCCTCCCAGTGTCGTGAATTGTCAGGCAGATCTTCTCTGGCGTATACCGGATTAACCGGTACGCCGTTGAAGAAATCTGCCCCACAAGATTCGCGAAAGGCAGAAGCCTTGAACGACTTGTTGACATTAACCTTTAGAGCATAGCTCTCTAGGTACTTCACGACGAAGTCCGCGTATTCTACGGGAACAATAATATCATCCCCATAGATATCAATCAATTTGCCATATCGGCGTATTGATCGAGAACTCGGACGCCCCCCATCGAGTATGTGCATAGCGCTCTGAATAAGGGTGTAAAACACCATTGCCTCAACTGGAAAGCATAAAGCACTTCCCATCGAAGCGTACTTACTCAGTACTATGTTAGTACCGTTGGGTAGTGTAGCATGCAAGGAACGAGCGTCCTCGAGGTATTCGAGTAGCCCTGAGGTCTTAAAGATTCGCTGAACAAGGTGCAAGTGCACCCGATCAGACGCATCTTTCAGGTCTAGCGTAGCTAGTCGTCTATCCTTACTTGCCTTATAGGCGAGTCGCTGATTTACATCCTGCCGTGTAAAACGGATAGAATGCATAGTCAGTGGATGAGTCTCCAACACCGTATATACGTAGTCTTTAATCGACTGCTGCATATACTGCATGTGTGAAGGCTCAATCGCGATGACTCGTGGCGACGTCTGCGTCTTTGGCACAAAAACAACTCGAACGGGGAGCCCATCCCTCAGTTCGAGGTATTCTGGACCATTGGCACAGGCGATACCTTCCCGATTACCTCCGACTTCTGCTGCGACTCCGTAATTGGGGAAGCAGTGTAAGTCGGAAGGGAAGGTAAGTTCCGATCTATGGTTCCACTTACTGATGCGATGCCTCTCATTAGAGAGGCGACGATCAGCAGTGACCCCTGGGCCGTGATGACAAACAAAATCAAGATAATCAGGCTCAGGAAATACCTGAGACCAAATGATTCCTGAGATTTTGTCAAGGATATCATCCTTTCTCTCTACTTGAGAGGTCATACGGCGGAGCTCGCCTTCTACTTCGATGAAATGTCGTGTAGCCTCAGCATTTCGCTTTGGACTACACGGAAGTTTTTGTTTCTTAAAGAAACGACAAACTTGCCTAATACCAGCGATGGTATAAGGACATGGCTCATCGAGTAGCCTACCATCCTTATTGAACACACGTTTGAAGAAACCTCCCATAAAACGGGGGAGACTTCCATGTCTAGCAAAATTGCTAGGACATGTGAACGTCCCAGCTTCGAGACCTCTTTCGAGGGCATCGGAAAGCTGAGGAAGGGTAATCGTTAAAAACGAAAGCCCCTCGTGTTCACAACGACGCTCAATATTTTGAGCGTCGCGTTCTACGGACAAGTCTAGGTCCAAACTGAGTTGACTCAGTAAGGCCTTGACGAGCATGGTCGGTCTTTTCACTGTAACCTCTTTCTATAAAGGGGAAACAGGACCGTCTAGGCATTGCTCCGGTTGTCGAACAGTTACCTGAATCTAGCGTAAATACTACACGCTAGACCAAGAAGTAGAAAGCAACCGTAAAGCGCAAGCGCGATACGTAGCTTAATACTCACCACCGAGCACCTTGTTGTAGTTGGCCGAAGTCAACCACGCCTTGAGTGCATCGATGAGGTAACCGAGTTCCACATCGCTAAAGCCAGTCTTAGGCTCGTCGATGACGAGATAAACACTGGTTCCAATCTGCTTATTAACAGCAGAAATGGGATCCGCAGCGATCTTCTGCTGCGAAAGGCGAACTTCACGACGGAAACGCGAAGCAGTAACATTCTGCTTCACCGTCATGGAGGTGTTACCATCAGCTGAGGTAAACACATTCTGCGTCGGACCATTAGAGGTCTTCGGCAAAGAGGTGGCGACCGCATTGATAGTAACGCTTTGTGGATCTGCAAGCACTAGAAGCTCCAATATTTTACGCTGTTACAGGCCGTAGTAATACGGCAGGTGATGTCGTCTATATTCGAGACAAGCCTAGTGCCCCAAGGATAGACAACTGCATCCCGCTAAGGTTATCCTTAGCGGAAAAACCAAAGGGATTCCCATGGATACGGGTCTTATAAGACCTTTCACTATGGGTGGTAGACACGAAGTCTAGCAAAGATCCGTCTTTGCGCTTCATATGCCAAGTAAGGCAATGTTGCGCGCGACAGTAATTGGACCGCATCATATAAGCATAATCTGCGGCCAATCGATCGGCTACTCCAACGTCGAGATTTGCAACAACATCTCCCGCGTTAGAGAACCAATCTGCTAGCCATGTCCAAGGAATAGCGTTATAAATGACGCTAGGACTAGGATTCAGACCGTACAAACGTGCGGCCATATTCCTTTTCCATTTAACATCCCTTGGCCCCTCAGGTAGCCAGTAACGGAAGCGGGCTTCGGCCCACCAACGTTCACCAGCCGACTGAGTGATCGTACTAAATCCATTCTTCGGAAAGTACTGGGTAACGAGGCCTGGGTAACAACCCCCAGAGCCAAACGAAACTCCAGAACTAGTCGAAGTAGTGGACGAAGTGTCGCTCAATGAAACAAATCGTTTCACGGGCTTAC